AGGACGCTGCTCTACAAAAGAAAGCGGGTAAATAAATGAACCCCTTCACATCACTTATAGATTGGGTAGATGAGAACGCAGATGTTGCGGGACCATTAGGAGCCTTCATTGGATTAGCATTAGCAATTACAATAGCAGTTATAGGAGCAAAATAAATGAAAGTAACAATTACTAGCATGAGTGGCAACACTCGCAACATTAACCTGATGACTAAGCAAGAGGTATTGGACTTTATAGAATTGTATCGCTCAACACTCAAGACAAATCAGAGAGTCAAGGTTACATGTGACCTCGTTGGTGTAGATGGTTATTTACAGGGGACAAATGTATCCTGAGATAGAAAAGCGTAGAGAGTGGCTCGCTAACGGTGGTACTATAGAAGACTATCCACGAGATCACTACGAGCAATAAATAACCTAGTGGGCATGCCAATGTGTGTGCTCACTATTTATTTTGTATTTTATTTTTAAAATTACATATCATACATCTGAACAAAATATTCAGATTTTATGAAAAGTGGTTTTTACAAAATTTTTCAGATTTCTACAAGCATCTCATACTTATCAGGGTATGATCCACTCTGCTCTAAGACGAACCCATTTTCTCTGTCAAACAAGTTGTAGTCCATAGACACAATGTCAAAATCTTCACGGATAACATTCAAGACTTCAGGCAAGTTCAATTTTCCGCAGGTATACAAATCAAACTGCACTAAACCTGGATCCTGCTCATCCCATATATGAAATGCTATATGGCTAGTCTCAATCATTACAATAGCAGTCAAACCCCTATTTCCTGGTTTGTCAACATAAGAAGCAAAAGGTCCTTTTATAATTTTCATATCAATGCGTTCAACCAAGCGCTGAAGAAAGTCTATTGCCTTATCCTCATTGTTCATTGGATTGTTAACTTTGGCATTAATTAATAAGTGTTTGTGAAATAACATATTTCCCCCATCTCAAGATATTCTAGTATACAGTATTTAAAACTTATAAGGCTCTTCGTCAATTAAATTTTTCTTAATTTCTGTTAATATTTTTTCTCTATATCCTACTTGCTTAAACCTTTCATATTTTTCTGCCAATGGTTGAAATTTTCCAAAAGCCAAAAAAGAACTCATGATAGATTTTTTATATTCATTTAGCCTTGGACTCATATTAAATCTATGCAAAATGATTGGTCTATTTGTTTTAAATTCAATATAGAACAATGGTTCATCTTTTTCTAAATAAAAGTTTCCTTTCTTGTTCCACATCTGCACTTCAAAACTGTATGGTCTAAACCACTGCCCAACATCAAATTCTCCTGGCATTGCACTTCCATATTTCATATATTTTGGTTTGTTAAAAAATGGTGGTGTAAAATATGCGGGAAGTGACTCATCTGCAAAAAATATTGGAGCCAAAGAAAACTCTATTGTTGGGCCTATTGCTATTGTTGGTGGTCTTTGGATTGTTGCATTTACATATTGTTCGGAAGTTGCCAACACTGATGGTTGGTCAATAGTAAAGTCATAAGAATAAGAACTTTCAATAACATTATTAAACACTAAAGTTTTTTTAAATTTATTTGCCACTGCAGGGCAAGAAAAAAAAGATCCTGTATCTTTGTTATTTTCTCTTTCAGACATAAGTTCGGAAAACAGAGTTTTTAATTTTGGATATAAAAATGACCAGTCTGCCTCTTGCTCAGAAACATAAGATCCCGATACATACAAATTTATTGGTTTATTCTTCATACTACCACTTTCCTATAGGACAAGATGATTTTTCAATTAAAGTTTTTAGTTTCATAAAACATCCACATTTTTTACAGGTGTTTGTTGTTGGACGATATGCAGGACATGCTTGACAAATTTCAAGACGATATTTTACCAATTCTTCTGAAGATCTAGGGGATCCATTAATTAAGTCCCAAGGCTTTGAATCACTCATTGTAAAGTTATCACGTTAATCTATCCGTATCCTAGTAAAATAAAATCTAAATAAAAAGTTTTCATAAAACAGAATATCCTATTCTATCAAAATAAGTATAAATATACTCATTAAACTTTTCTTTAGTTAAATCTGGAAAAGTTTTTATTGGAATAATGTCATTTTTGAATATTTGATATCTACTATGAAAATCAATAGAGTTAAACCATAAATGATTTCCATCAAGCAATGATTTATCAATTTTAAACATAGTTTCTACATATTTTGGCTCTAAAGACCAGGCCCAGAGCAAATCATGGTTTGGTATATTCTCTGCAATTCTTTTCATGTCTCTATAAACCCAATCTGTTAATTGATGCTCATAATGATCTAATAAAAGACAATCATAATGTTTATCGGTTTTATAGTTTGATGCATCGTCAATAACAACCTTAACTTTATTAGGTAGTTTATTGCTCATAAGAAAAATATCATATATGTCTTGCGATATTTCTAAAACCGTAACAGACTTTACTTCTGGTTTTGAGGCCAACCAGCATGCTAGTATTCCAAATCCAAAACCAGTAATTAATACGTCTCCGTATGCCATGTCATAAGAGGAATACATTTCTTTAACCTCTTTGTTAGTGTATTGGTCATAGGCCATCCACTGTGTTCCCTTGTTGTAAAGAGTATAATTTTTAGGCATATTTTTACTAAGAATTATATCAATGTCTTTGTATGAAAAATCTTTAACTACTATCTTAGGTATATTTTCTAAGTTAAACATTTACTATCTCCAGTTCGTATGGTTTTCCAAGTATAGATGTGTGAGCGGTAGTCCAAAGTTGATAAGACATGCTAGCACTAATCTTAGCACCTATTCCAATAGACTCGTAGTGAAAATCATTTCCTTTTTCTGTCCAAGCGCCAATAGAATAATCTAAGGCTTTGGCATCAAATATAAATAACCAATATTTCTTTGTCTCATTTTGCGAGGGTACAGTAGACCAATCCTGATCTCTTTTAGCCACACATACGTAATAGTCAGCACTACTATCTGATACATGGTTTAACATCTCTACTATTGTTTCGTGTTTACCAAGACGAGACCCAGAAAACTTAAGCGTATCCTTTTCTGAATTATATATGCCTGATTTGATAGAAAAAGACTCTCCTGTATCCAATGACATGTCTACACTAACAGAATGGCTTCTATTGGGCTTCCAGTCGTTTATTAGACCCTTCTCAGTAAAGACGGTAGATATCAATTCCTCCAAAAATTCGCTAGTACAGGGAAGACGATATACGGAGTGATGTATTTTTAATTTTTCCGTCAAACCTTCAATTAAAATATTTTTGATCATATCTAGCATACTTCATTATAACTCATATCGGGATTATAAGCAAGTATAGTTATTACATCCTATTGACATTATTAGACTGCTTGCAGTCGTATTGTGTCTTATGTTGGTTTGGTATCTCTATTTTCGGCTTAACTTAAATCCCGCCGAAATTTAAAACTTAATCTCAAATAATGATATAATAAACCTTATGTCACTACAAGACTGGGCAGCATTAACTTTAACACTTCTCACCATTATAACTATTGTTGCTGGTGGAATTCGTTGGCTCGTAAAACATTATTTAAGCGAACTTAAGCCAAATTCAGGATCCAGTTTAAAAGACTCTGTTAATCGCCTTGAAGAAAAAACTGACAAAATATTTGATCTTGTTCTTGAACATCTTAAAGATCATTCTAAAAAATAATTTACTATATATTATATATAAAAGATATCTTAAAAACTTTACTTGCTAGTTATTCTTTTCTTTATATATTTTAAGTATACACTATCGCTACCCTGGACATTTGTAATAAAACAGTATAAAACGGACATATCGGATTGTTACAATTGTGTAAACTTTTATACACTGGTTGAAATACATTAAAAACCTTTTATCTTTATACTATTTATAATATAATGTTATAATTTTTAGGCTGGCACCTAGATTCTACCCCCACCCCACTGCGTCTAGGTGTCCAGTTCTGTTATAATAGAAGTAATGATTTATTTTTGGGGGACAAATGCCAGGCATTAATAAAAACAAAAAACCTATTATTGTATATTGGTCTCCAGAGGCTGTTCTTGAAAAAGAGCACCAACAAATACTATTAGATATTAAACCAAAATCATTAATGTTAGATATTCAAAAAAGAAGAGCAATTAGTCCAAACAATCCAAAAAATGCTCAATCTTATCAATTTGGAACAGGGTACCACTATTGCAGCGCTCTTCATGAATTAATTGATAACACATATGTTATAAAGTCACCTTTTGATGCTTCAATAACTTTAGATGAAACTGGTTCTGTCATTCAAAGTGGTGAAAGGTTTGGTTGGTTTGCAGATAGATCTGGTTCAATTCAAAATGCCTTTTGTGTAGATTTTGATTTATCATATTATTTTTTTTGTGAAGAGCAATTAGAGGTAAGCATAACTCCACCATATATGCATCAAACCAATCAGCCAGAATATGGGTTTATATCTTCAGTAAAATGGGATATTTCTTCATGGTTTAGAGGGTTTATACTAATTTATCAATTATGGGAGGGCAAAAATAAAGTTTATTTTTATGAAAATGAGCCATTAGCGTATTTACATTTTCATACAGATAGAAGAATCATATTTAAAGAATTTTCTTTAAATGAAGAAATTTTAAATATTGCAAATGCTTGTGGAAAACACAAATTTATAATGAATTTTGAACCAATGGCTAAATTATACAAAAGATTTAATCAAACAAGCATAAAAAAAAGACTAACTAAAGCAATTAAAGATAATATTATTTAATGGTATAATCAATTATTATGTGCGCTCCTATAATAGAAAAATTTGGTGCTACACCAGCCAACATTCAATGGACAGTAGTCCGTGGAGACACAGCAACACTACTTGTAGAATTCCTAGAAGATGATGAAGTCACAGGGTTTGATACAAGCGATTGGACATATACGGCAACGGCATATGATCCAGTTGGAGATCTTCTAGACGACCTAGCCGTAGAAGTAGACGGACACACAGCAACAATTACAGCGCCAGCATCAGTTACTTCAAACTGGGGCACAGCCTACAAGCAAGTTGCTGCAGAGTTAAAATTTGATCTACAGGTAACTATAGAAGGTGGAAGTGGAGCAGATGCAGATATGGTCTGGACTCCAGTACTTGGAACCATCTGCGTCCTTAGTGATATAACTCCAGGGCTATAATGACAGTTATTAAGGTTTCAACACCAACACCGCTTATACCACCAGTTATTAAAATTGGTAAAAAAATATTTAAAACAAAAATAAAGTAGTTTAAGGTTAGTCATGGCTAAAAGCATGGACTTTCCTAAAAAGAAAAAATATTCAGAAACTGTTCAAGAAGAAAAATCAGTAGTAGAGTATGTATCCGTTCCTGGAATGCAAGGGGAAAAAGGAGATATAGGACCACAAGGACCACAGGGAGAACGTGGTTTAAAAGGCGACAAAGGCGATCCTGGTAAACAAGGACCAGAAGGGCCTAAAGGAGAGCGTGGAGAGCCAGGGAAAGGCTCAGAAGGCTATGACAGCGCATCTGGACAGTATCCAGGATGGGCATATTATAAAAATAAAAATGACAATAAAACAAAAATTGGTCCAGAAAGAGGTGATGATGGATGGGTGTCAATATTTTTAGATGTAGACCAAGAACAAAGCATTGAGAAGTATCTTCCAAAGAAGTCTGTACCATTATTAAATCAAGTTGCAAAAAGAATTAACTTTAAAGCATTTCAAGAAGGCGCAATAGTTAATATTAGGTATGACCTAGAAATAGAGACTTATAATAATAATACAGAATTATGGATTAGAACATTTTCAATAGATGATGAAAACTCAGTTACTGGATATCTTGGAAACTTAAAATATCAATATTCGTACGACCTTTCTTTTTATCAAACCATATTTATAAAAGATAGACCTACTAGGATTTTTGGCGGTATACCACAAATCAGATCAGACAATGAAGGTACTGTTATACTTAAAGGTATATATATATCAGTTTCTTAATGGTATAATTAAGCAGGAGGACTAATGGCATTTCCAGGCTCATATAATTTTAATTACTATCGTGGTGATACCGCTGAATTTGTGATACGCCCAAAAACAGCAAATGGATCAGCATTTGATTTAACAGGTTTTTCAGCAGATTTTTTTATTGCTAATACAAGAGGGCCAAACCCAACACAATCCTATGAGGCACAGGCGGTAGTTTCTGGAGTTACAGATACAGTAACCTGCACAATTTTGCCAGGAGTTGGAAGAGACCTTGCTGCTGGAACTTATGTATACGATGTACAAATAGATAATGGTCCAACTGAAATTTATACAATTTTAACAGGAACAATTACAGTAACAAACGATATTACTGGAGCAGATGAATCCTAATGGTAGATGTATTATTAAACACTGAAGATGTAGTTGTTTTAGGCCCACCGCAAACTATTGATGTTTTAGTAGATATAGGGCCACAGGGAACTCGTGGAACAAAATTTATTGTAGGTTCTGGTGAGCCAAACCCACAAACATCAAGTGAAGTGCTTCTTGGTCAAACACTTATATTAAACGATATGTATATAAATGTTGCACCAGGAGCAAACTATGGATATCTATATCAATATGTATCTCAGCCAGGTGGAAATACTTGGACACAGGTTTTAAAAATTAGCCCCGCAATATATTCTGCTGTAGAAACAGTTTCTTTTACATCTGGAGCAGGAGCAATAACTATTCCGATATCAAACATAGTAACCGTTAGTGGTTCACCACTTACCGCTTCAAACTTTAGTGTGCAATTTCAGATTGAAGGAGCAAACCCAATTGCTTCATCAATGGAAATTCCTGCTTTAGCAGGGGCTGGAACAAACTTAGTAATAAACTTTGACGCAGTTCAATATAGCGGTGGTAGTTGGTCAGCACTTACTGGAAGTAAGACAGTACACCTATTTATCTCTATAGTTTGATAAAAATGGTATAATCTTAAAAGAGGTGAGACCCAATGGCTGTAGAAAACATAGGAAACTTAGTACCAACTAAAATTCCAGCATTGATTGACGATGCTAATATTCAGGATGCTTTAAAGGCATACCACTACGGCTCATATGATTTTGATACCGCAGAAACCGATACAGCAGAATTATTAAATCCCTCAATTGCTTATACAATAAATGATTTACAAGAGCAAATAGATGACCAAGTTGCGTTAGAGTTAGCAGCAAGAAATATATCTTCAGCACAAAACTCTGCACCTGTTGCAGCAAACTTTACGGCATTTTCTGCAACAATTCCAAATGGATATATTTGGGTAGATAAAGATGCTGCTGCTCCAGTAGGATATATATCCGCAACATCTATTTATACAGCAACACAACCAACAACTGGGTTGGCAAATGGAGTTATTTGGATTAAAAAAGGATCAAGTCCACTAGAGATGTATGTTTATAATTCTGACACTAGTAGTTTTGATCAGGTGGTTTAATGCCAACATCATTTAATTACGACGGTAAACCAGGGTACATATACAATGCAGCAGATGATACCTGGTATGAATTATCTGGAAAAACAGATACGTCTGGAACTTTTGAGTGGGCTGGTCCACACACACACCTTTCAAGTGTAACAATCTTAGATCATCTTATAGGAAAAAAAGGTATAAATAACTACCTTAACCCTTCGGCAAGAGATGCATCAATTACCTCACCAGTTGCTGGATCAATCTGTGTAATCAGACAAGATGGCTCAGGCAATGTTATAAATCAACTTCAATATTATAATGGATCTTCTTGGGTTGCTTTTATTCCAGCACAATCAGGCAATGCTGGAAAAATTTTACAAACAGATGGTATAATAACATCATGGCAAGACCAAGACGGCGGTACAGTAATGTCATTACTTCTAATGGGAGGATAAGAAATGCCAACAGTTTATAAGGTATTAGGACAGGTAAATCCTTCTGCTACCACAGCAACAACATTATACACAGTTCCAGCAACAACTTCTACGGTTGTTTCAACAATCACTATAGCAAACCTTGCTGCAACTAGTGGAACTTTTAGAATAGCAATTAGGCCAGGTGGAGAGTCTTTAGTAAATAAACACTATTTGGCTTATGACGTAACAATTGCTGCTCTTGATACATTAACACTTACACTAGGAATAACCTTAGCAACTACTGACGTAATTACTGTTTATGCATCTTCTGCAAATCAGGTTTTTGCTGCTTACGGAGCGGAGCAATAAAAAGTGACAATCAGAAGCATTAAGAGCGGATCAATAACAAGTTTGGCAGCAGGAAATGCAAGTGTTGCAGTACCAACCGTACCAACTATAGGAACAGCAACAGCAAGTGCTTCTGTTGGAGGCGCGGTAGATGTTACTTTTACTCCAGCAACTTTTGGCTCTCCAGCAACATCATATACAGTAACTTCAAGCCCTGGAAGCCTAACTGCATCTGGCGCTTCAAGTCCACTTCAAGTGGGAAGTTTAACTCCTGGAACAACATATACTTTTACTGTTACAGCAACTAACGCTAATGGAACATCAATTGCATCTTCAGAATCCAATACGGTAGTTCCTATTGCTGTATATACTTTAGTCAATACTTTTAATTCAAGTGGAACATATACAATCCCTAGTGGAAAAACACAAATGGCTGCATATGTATTTGCAGGTGGTGCAGGTGGAGCAGTAGGTAGTAGCGCAGAATCTAACGGAGGACATCCAGGCGGTGGCGGAGGCGGAGGCGGAGGCTTATCCATATTTACAGATTATGCGGTAACTCCAGGTCAAATATATGCAGCAACAGTTGGTTCTGGTGGTGGCCAAGGATCATCAGGTGGAGCATCTAGTATTGCTCTTCAAGGATCCTCAGCCTTGGTAAATGCAAACGGTGGAGTTGGCAACAATGCTTCAGGAGCAAAGGCTCCTGGATCTGGAGCAAATGGAAATATTACTGCTACTAACTATAGTGGCGGACAATCTGGTGCAGGCGCTGCTGGCAGCACTGGTGGTGGCGGTGCTCAAAGCCAAGGTGGCGCTTTTAACACTAACGTAACTGGTTTACAAAATGCACGGGCAGGTGGCGGTGGCGGTGGCGGTGGTGGTGGAAACCCAGCCGTAGGTGCAATACCTGGAGGCGCTGGATCAGCACTTGGCGGTGGAAATGGCGGAAACGGCAATAGTTTTGGAGCAGGTGCAACTGTAACTGGACAGGCAGGCAGTTCTCCTGGCGCTGGCGGTGGCGGAGGCGGTGGCGGTGCAAGAAACTCCACTCAAAATTCTGCATCAGGTGGCGGTAGCGGTGGCACTGGTGGCACTGGACGAGTTCTTGTGTTTGTGAAGTGAGACTATGAGCGAACAAACTTACGACTATGCAGTCTTAGATGAAAATAATATTGTTATTAATAAAATTGTTGCAGAATCTTTAGAGATAGCAGAACTTGTTACTAATAATAAAAAATGTATTAAGTTTAATTGTGAAGAAAAAATAGTAGAGTTTGGTTCTATCTATGATGACTCTACAGATACATTTTCTCTTCCAGAGTAAACTTAATTTTTTATAGTGTATAATAATTTTTATGGGGAATCAAAAAATTATTTTTACAAATGTTTTAGACTTTGAAATAAACTATAAACCAATACCATCTTATACTTCAATTCCAGAATGGTATAAAGAAACATCATCCTATATTAGCGGAGAAAAAATTCCAGATCCAACAGTAGGTGATACAGTATCAACAATAAAAAAATGTATGCCAATTTTTGATGCAATGACTTCTGGATACACAATTCCTACATATGTTGATTTGTATGTTTCAAAAAGAGAAGAAGCACCATATTACATGTGGCCATCTACTGAGCCAATATCTTTTCATTCTATTATACAAGCGGAAAAATATCCAAAAAACAATGGTTTTTCATATCCTAAATGGATAAATCCTTGGTCTATTAAAACTCCTAAAGGATATTCATCTTTATTTATACCACCAATGCATTCAGATAACAATATTTTTTCAATACTTCCTGGTATTGTTGATACAGATGTATACACACATCCAGTTAACTTTCCTTTTATATTAAATGATATAAACTTTGAAGGATTGATTCCTGCTGGAACTCCAATGGCTCAGGTTATACCATTTAAAAGAGATTCTTGGAAAATGAGTTTTGGTGGAGATAAAGAAAAAACTGAATCCATAAATCAGAATAATTATTCTAGATCAAGATTTTTTGATTCTTATAAAACTTTATTTAGACAAAAAAAAGAGTATAAATAAAAAATACCCCCCAAAGCATATAGCCAAGGGGGGATTTTTATTAAATGTTATTACTTACATGGATATTTGTTGTACCACTCGTGATACCTTTTTCCATTCAAGGAACTCCATGAAGACCAATCTGCTCCACCCTTAGTCATGTGAAGAGCAATTTCTGCATTCACTACTGGGTTTAACAACTCAGCGTTTGAATCCAGTTCAAATTTCTCTCTACGATCTGACCCTAGTTCTCCAAGCATATTTATTTGAAATACGCCATAAGAACTATCTCCAGTTTTTACGTTACCGTTGAAAGCCAAGGGACGACCATTAGACTCTGCTTTAGCAATAGCACAAGCAGACCTTAAAGCCTTTCCCTTAAACCCTACAGCCTTTAACATATCAACTAGTTGCCCATCAGTCAAGTTGTGGGCATTTTCATATTTTTCAAGTTTTTTCTCTTTAGAAACCAAAAATGCCACCTTGGGGGTGGCAGAGATTTCTATAGAGTTTTTACTTAGTAAGTTGTTTTCATTTGTTGCATTTGCAGTAGCCGAAAAAACGGTACTACAAATAACCAAAACTAAAACCCCTAACCAAACGTTTGCTTCTCTCATTGTAAAATACCTCCTAGAGAACAAATGCTACCAACAGGTAGCATATATTAATTATAACATGAATTTGGGAGTTGAGTCAACTTTAACCAATAAAATTAAAAATATTTTTAAATATTTAGTTAGTTAGTGGTATAATGATATGATTATGGCAACATTTAGAGATCAAGCGCTTAGTTCTTATTCTGTTGGATCTACCCCGCCAAATGTGGTTTGGACGGTTGTTAGAGGCGACACAGCCGCTTTTAGAGTATACGTAACGGATGACAACAAAGATCCACTAGCAATTGCTGAGTGGGATATTGAAATGGAAATTAAACGTCCTAATACAAAGCCTGGTGATTTTACAGATGATGCAGAGTTAATTACTACTTTATCACCAGCCCCAGCAACTGGCGACGGTAGTGGTGAATTTACAGTTTCATTAACATCAGGACAGTCAACAACATTAGAAACTGGCGATATATTTGATATTGAGTTGAGCGATGAAAGTCGTGTTTGGACGGTAGCCAGAGGAACAATGAACATTATTGAAGATGTAACCAATAGTGAGTCATAATGGCTTCAGTTGTAATAACAAATAGTTCTAGCAATAAAGTAGGATTAGTATCAACAACAGATTACCCAAAAACAAAGGTTCTTTACTCTGCAAGGTTAACCAAGATAAATGAAATTCTTCCATTTAGAATAAAACTTACAAATATTGGAATACCAAGCGCATACTCTAATATCCCTGGAATTGGACTTCAGATCATTGGAATCAATAACTATATTCTTTAACATAATGATATAATAGCGGTATGGCAAAGATATCAACCACCAACGTAAAAGCCCTATTTCAAACAGGCGATAGACCAACTCAGGAAAACTATGTAGACTTAATTGATAGTACTTCTGCTAGGTCTACCGATCTTGGATCAGATGGCAACAATGAGTCAACAATTAATGGAATTGAAAACTCAACGGTTTTTGATAACTTTACCGCAAGTGAATGGCGATCAATGAAATATATGGTTTCCATTAAATATGTAGCAGGTGGTGCGAACAAGTACTTCTCTACAGAACTTAGTATTCTGATTGACGGTACAGATGTTAACGTTACTCAGTATGCAACAATTGACAACGATGGGAATATTGGCACCATCTCTGTTTCAAGGGCTGGAGACATAGTTTCACTAACTGTTGTTCCAGTAGGGGGAATTACACCTATAACTCTACGCTACATGCGTATGGGATTAAAGGCCTAACCAAGGAGATATAAGATGGCAACAGTAACAAAAGATTTTAGAGTAAAAGCGGGGCTAGTAGTTGAAGGATCAACTGCGACCGTTAACTCTCATGATATATTAACAGAAGCATTAGTAGACGCAAAAGGTGATTTACTAGTTGCTTCCGCTGCAGATGCAGTAGCACGTTTAGGCGTTGGTACAAATGGTCAAGTACTTACAGCAAACTCAGGAGCAACATATGGTCTTGAGTGGTCAGCACCAGCAGCAGTTGGTGTTTTTGGAGAAAGCATTGTATTTGAAGGCGCAACAGCAGATGATTATGAAACAACACTTGCAGTAACAGATCCTACAGCAGATCGTACAATTACACTTCCTAACGTATCAGGTACTGTAATTACAACTGGTGATTCTGGCACAGTAACTAGCACAATGATTGAAAATGGAACTATTGTTGATGCAGACATTAACGCTTCAGCAGCGATTGCTGCTAGTAAGATTTCTGGAACAGCCGTAACTCAGGCTGACTCAGGAACAGTTACATCCACAATGATTGCTAATGACACAATTGTAGATGCAGATATTAATTCTGCTGCAGCAATTGCACAGTCTAAGATTTCAGGTCTTACTACTGATCTTGGAAACAAGGCTTCAGCATCAGATCTTACAACACACACAGGCGCTTCAACAGGAGTACACGGTGTAACTGGTTCAGTAGTTGGAACAACTGATACACAAACACTTTCAAGCAAGACTCTTACAAGCCCAGTAGTTTCAGGACTTTCACTTTCAGATTCAAGCATTGTTTTTGAAGGTTCATCAGCAGACGATAGTGAAACAACTCTTACAGTAACAAACCCTACAGCAGATCGCACTATTACTTTGCCAGATGCTACAGGTACTGTTGCTCTTACAAACAATAAGTTGGATGCTTTTGCAGCAACAACTTCATCAGAACTTCGTACAGTAATCTCTGACGAGACTGGTACTGGAGCACTTGTTTTTGCTGATACCCCAACACTTGTAACGCCAAACATTGGTGCTGCGACTGGTACATCTTTGGTTCTTTCAGGGGACCTAACAGTTAACGGTACAACAACTACAATTAACTCAACAGAAATTACAATTGATGACAAGAACCTTGTTCTTGGTGCAGTAACATCTCCAACAGATGCAGGCGCTGACGGTGGCGGTCTTACTCTTAAAGGTGCTACAGACAAGACTTTTAACTGGGTAGATGCAACTGATTCTTGGACATCTTCCGAACATCTTGATCTTGCTTCTAGCAAAGTATTAAAGATTAATGGAACTCAAGTTCTATCAGCAACAGAGTACACAGGAAATGCTGCAACAGTAACAAATGGTGTTTATACATCAAGTAAGATTTCAGCACTGGCTGCAACAACATCTGCAGAACTTGCAGGAGTTATATCTGACGAAACAGGAACTGATGCTCTAGTATTTGCTAATACACCAACTCTTGTTACTCCAGTACTTGGTGCAGCAACTGCGACAAGCATTGCTTTTGCAGATGCCCTTATGGGTTCTGCTCTTGCTACCGCTTCAGCCTCAGCAACTACAATTGACTCTTGGTCAGCAACAACATACTCAAGCGCTAAATATATCGTACAAATGAAAAAGGGTAATGATATTGAAGTAATTGAAGTACTTGTTACAGTTGATGGCAATAATAGTGTTTACTTAACAGAGTATGCTTC